GGACCACTTGCAGTCAACGCAGTAGCATAAGTGTCAGTAACCTTCCACTTATATGTTGCAACACCAGTCTTACCAGTGGTCATGTACATCGTGTCGCCCCACTGGGCTAACGATGAACCACTTGTGCTTGCAGACACAATAGGTGTACCAGAACCAAAATCTAAACGAGTAAAGTTTGTACCCGTACTGTAATACACAGATGTTTCCGTAGCCAACATCAAATACTGTGACGACCCCTTAAACCATGTAAGACGCTTCGGAGCCCAAGTACCAGACACGCCAGTAGTGTTAATCTCCCTAAATGCTCCACGACTAAACAAACCACCACGAGGGTCAATCTCCACATTCAACATGTCAGGAGACTCACTCTTAGACAACTGAAACTGGTCTGCCCGAAGGTTCAAACCACCAGTAAAGTCATCGTATCGTTCAATAAGAATCTGTGACACTACAAAGTCCTACCAAGAGTCTGTAGCCAACGCTTCATCGTTGGATACTGTCGTCCACCGGACATCACAACAGGCTGTGCACTTGATGCCTTCATCAAGTCACGGCGAGCAAATGCCACACCTTCTTCAAAAGACTTCATATACATGTTCGCCAAATCAGAGTCCTCTTGACGCTGATACACACGGGCAAGAACAAAATAAGGCAAAATGGCATGAAAGAACTCATCCAAATCAATGGTCTCAGTAATATCGCTCAACCATGTGTAAACGGGATTGCGAAAAGCACGAACAGTCATTGGATACACAATGTCTGGCTTGGCCCACAAAAATAACTTCTTATCCCAAAAAGCATAAAAGTATGGTCGGCTAGGGGTGTCAAGGTTGCCCAACCAAATTTGTTCAGCATCGTTGTAATCAATCAGACTAAGCCTGGCACCCTGAGTAGATGTATCTACAACAGAGATGATTTCTCGAATATCCCCGATTGTAGATATTGTGTATTCACGCTGGTTAGCAACAGTGTTAAACGTATACGTTTCCTGCAATATAGGCCAACGGCGTTCTAACGCATAAATGCGTTGGAACCCCTCACGAGCAAACTGGTCAATAATCGTATTAGACAAATCCGTCTCATCAAGGTCAGCCATATCCCTAACCTGCGAACGCAATGTCGTAAGCGTTATTGCCATTAAGCCTCACCCTTATTTCTTAGATGTCCGATACAGAAATCTGTCCCACGGGCCTTTGGGCCCTCACATGTATCATCCTTGGCTATGCAACGATTACGCCCAATATAAGGGCCTGATGGAGCAGCAAGGCGTGCGCCTTCTGCATGGGCAAGACGGGAGTGCTTAGTAGTTGGCTCCCCGTATAGAGTATGAGCAAGTTTCGCCGATTGGTTCATACCAATAGGCGAAATTGTTACCTACGGTTTGTAACCACGACCTTTTCCAGTTGATTTAACAACAGGTGGTTTTTTAGCAACGGTTACTGCGCCAGAACCACCAGTGCTCTTCTTTGGTGCAGCAAAACCTTTGCGAGCTACATCACCAGACTGAAACTTCTGTTGAAGTTTCTTGCGCATCTCAGGAGTAACAGTCTTACCTTTTGCTTTCATCTCAGACATACGAGTTTGAACAAAAAACCTTTGATTAGCCTGTTTCTTGGTAATACCCTTAGCACCAGTTTTTTCAGACACAAATGCTTTACGGTCAGAAACTCGCTTAGCAACTCCAGGCTTCATCTTCTTTTTTGCAGAACCAGAACCGCCATCCATTGTGCTATTTGCCATAATAATTTTCCTAACTTATTTGAGTATTGATAAACACTAAATAGATTTGGGGAGTGGAGTGTGGCCTCCACCCCCCGAATCAGATTACTTACGCTACTGCGCCGCCTGAGTTCAAGCGGTACAACTGGCATGTCGTGGTTGAAGTTACAACAGCAAGGAAAGTTGCTGAACAACCGTCAAACACTGTCATACGACCTCCACCTGTAATTGTCCAACCAGTGTTGGTTGTTACAACAATTTCAAAGGCAGAAGCCAAGTTGACGATTGTGAACTCAAACGATGTTCCCTTGCTTCATCTGTCAAAGCAGCAATTACAAGTGCTGCTGTTGGAAGAGTGAAGGTTCGGTCTGCCGTTGGTGTTTGCACAAACAACTTGCTGTCAATGAGTTGTGCTGCTGTTGGTGTTGATGCAGCATCGGTCAAAGCAACCGCAGTTACTTTCTCTCGTTGTGCAACGTATGTTTCCAAACGCTTGCGAGTAATCGCACCGTGTGTATCATTTGCTAATAGTGGCATAATATTTCTCCTTGGTTTCTAGTTATTGAACTTAGGCTGTCTTAGCGGTCAGTTTGCCTTGCTTGGCACGGTTACGTACTGTCAAGTTGCCGTAGCACATGATGAGCGCATAGCGTGCATCTGTGTCTTCTGGCGAAATGAATGCGGTCTGTGAGAACCACTTGTCAGAGTGACCAACCAAAGTTAGGTACTTGCTGTTCAAGAAGAAGAACGTTCCTGCTGTGCAACCAGTGTCGTACATTACAGGAGCAGCCTTGAACAACAGGTTCTGGAATCCAGCATCTGCAGTCTTGGTGTCCGTGTAACGGAGGTTTGGTTGAAGCAATGCTTCGTACTTCTCAAACAATGTCTGAGTTGTCAACAGAACGTCCGGGTGGTCATTACCAACCGAAACCGTGTTGTATGCAGTTGCCATTTGGGCAAGTGTCAAAGCAGTTGAGGTGTTCTCTTCGTATGACTTCCACCATGTGTAAGTGTTTGAATCAATTCCGCCAACGGTGTTGCCAGATTCAACCAAGTTGCCAAGGCCGTTCCAGTTCTTTGAGCTGTTGCCAGTTCCATCACCAAAAAACATCGTGTTGAAACCTTCACGCATTGACTCTTCAGCCTGCATGATTTTTGCTTCCAACAAATTGATGATTTCCTGGTCTCCGTTGTTCTTGGCTTCTTCCATACCGCTAATGGAAATCGAAGCAGCGTATTGACGCCATTCAAATTCTGCAGCAGAGATGCCTTCTTGTGGAGTAAGCGCAATTGAGTCGTAACCCGAGTACGAACCAACAGTGCTGTTAAGTCCGTAGATGAGTGGCTCTACAATTTTCGTACCGCCGTTAAGCATACGAATGCGACCCTTGTCCATAAGGGCGTAAGTCAACGGACGTGCAGTAAATACGTTGTCCGTGAGTTGCTTGCGATAGTTCGCAAGCGTTGTTGTTAATAGATTGTCAAAGTTGCTATTCGCAGCGACCATGTGATTTTTCTCCTTGGGTTAAGCGTTAAGAATGTTGACGCTTTGCAGCTTCAAATGCTTCTCGCAATGATGTAATTGGTTTAGCAGAAACATCAGCACTTGACGATGTTGTGCCACCACTTACAACTCCCGCTTGACGCTTTGCACTCGTGCGAGTCTGTTCGTCAGTAGCCGCTTGAGAGCGGATTTGACGAATAGCTTTCGCATCTTCGTACACCTTGTCAAACGAAATTTGCTTGTAGACAGCCTCCAAATTGGTTGAACCTAAAGCCAAAGCCTTAGAGACAACTTCATTTGCATCGAAGTCCTCATATTTCGCTTGCAGCGAAGCAACAGTACGCTCCAACTCGTCAGCAGCCTTTTGATGTTCAAAAGCCTGCACTCGTTGTTCCAACTGTCGGTATTGTTTCTCAACCGGGTCTTGGAGTTCTTCTTCCTCTTTGGTTAAAGGTGTCTCGTCTAATCCGTAATGCTGTTTCAACAATTCCAAAGTACCCTTTGGGTCGTTTTGCAAGGCTTCTTGCAATGCGCCACCAAACTGTACTTGTCGCCGTTGCTCGCTGAGTTCCTGTGTCTTACGAGTATAATCCGCTTGACGCTGGTATCCAGAAAGCGCCTCTTTAAGAGGAACCCGAACTTCTTCACCGTTAACTTGTACTGCAACGTATTTGTCACCGTACTCATCAACAGGAAGCATTTCAATTTCCTGCTCACTTAGGCTTTCAATTTCTCCCGCAGCTGCTGCTTGTCCTTCGCTTTCTAACTCAGGGGCAACTTCTACTACTGGTTCATTGCTTACTACTTCACTCATGGAGTCCTTTCAAGGGGTTGCTCTATAGTTATATATTTATCGTTACATTTGTGGCGGCATGCCAGGAGGTGGTTGCTGACCACCCTGCATTTGCTGCATCAATTGCATCAATACCTCAGGAGGTAATGATGCAAGTTCAGGAGGTAATCCACCACCCATATCTTGTGGTGGCATGCCTGGTGGCATGCCTTGTGGCATCATCGGTAGCATTTGCGGTGGCATTTGTGGAGGCATTCCTTGCGGTGGCATTCCCTGTGGTGGCATCTGCGGTTCAGGCGCAGGTGGAGCAGGAGGCTCAGGAGGTGGTGGTGGAACAATAAACGAAGCACCATCTTTGATGCCAAAACCGTAAGTCAAAAGATAACCAGCAAGTTTTGCCATATCAATAATACCAGTATTAACAAACGGTGCCATAGCGTCAACAACCTGAACGGCTTGTTGACGTCTCACAGTCTCATTCACAGGCTGAGTAGAACCACCCTCAACCTCAAAGTCAAACTCNCCCTGCAAATAGTCACGGTCAAAGTTCAACCAAACCTGTTTAGCACCAGTTCCAGCAACACGCACAGCAGCCTCACCAGTCATAAACTCCTGAGCCAAAGCAACCAATCGACGTGCAACCTCTGCAATAGAACGCTCAATCAAAGCAAGCTTGTCAGATGAACGAGCATTAGCGGCATCTTGAATGATGCCGGCTTCTGTCGCTGTACGACGAATCTCAGGTAGTGAACCACGCTGATATTCAGATACACCAGACACACGGTCAATGTCACTCGAAATCAATTCAGACTGATTGTAAAACTCTGGCGGACTAATAACCGCCGGCATGGGACCAACAACACTGTTGATACTCTCTTCCGAAATAACAGGAACCATGACGTTATCTTCATCTGATTCAAGAGCAGACCTACCGTCGGCATCAAATGCCGACTCCTTGTAAAGCCACTTGCGAGAAAAACGTTTACGGTGATTCATCATCTGTGTACGAGTCTGATTCAATTCCATCTGCAAAGGCTCAATGGCTTCAAGTTCACCCATTGGATAAAAATAATCAGGTACTTCGTAGTTTGGAATCATGACAAAAGGATGTCCAAAAGAAAACGGAATGTCCGTAGGGTTCACAAGAAACTTGTCGCCACCGTCACAAAACACAGACATCTTGCCTGCATCAATGTCGTAATATTCCCAAATCTCAACATAGGTATCTTCTGGCTCAACCGATGGTCGTGGCTTATCACGACCACGAACACCCTCTAATCCATAACGAGAATAGTGGCTAGGTTGTGCATCATTGCGAGCAACCGAATTGTATCGCTTGTCCTTTTTTACGTCGGACAAAGGTCGACGAATGCGTTGAGCAATCCAACGCATGTCTGACATAGATGTACAATCAGAATCCACAAAAACGTCAAAAGGAGAAATACGTTCAACAAAAGGACGGTCTTCTGTGATGACCTGAGCAGACTCACTTATCGACTGAGGACTTGCATCAGCAAGTTCATCAGAAACTTCGTGTTCAACATCCTTCTCAACAAAACGATAACCAGTCTTCACCCAACCATGACCACAAATCAATGTGTCCTTGACAGCACGACGAAACTCTTTCTGGCACTCGTAATGTCTCCACCAATAGTTCACAATCGCTTCAGTCACAACTGCGTTCGGAGCCTGCTCCGAATTGCGAGCATTAACAGTAATCTTTGGATAGTTAACGCTCACACCAGGAGCAATAACGTTGATGGTTGCAAAAGCAATGTTCACCAACAACTGGTCGCTCTCCGACGACTTTACATAATGCTTGCCACGGTACATGTCAATCATACGACGCCAAAGGTCGTCGTATTTCTCTTCTTCTCGCCAACGACGTGATTGGTTAATCTTCTTGCGATAACGAGTAATCAACTCTTGATTAGATGTCCTAGCCATTAGTCCTCTTTCTCAACACTGTCTTTAACACCATCATGCCAACCAATATGCCCATCAATTTTGCTAGCAACTTTGTCCACTTTATTACCAATGACCCGTAATAAAATGCGCCCTTCATTGTGCTGGTCGGTATTTTCTCTTCGGAGTCGTTGTAGTACGACGACAACTGGTCCCATGAGGATTGCGACGACAATGGGAACCCAGACTGGTTCCACGTCACACCCACCGTGTCCCAACTGGTTCGGCCTTTATACCTGCAGACTCTGCTTGTCGCATCTGCTCACGCTGACGCTCCACAACTGTAGGTCCATGAAAGTCTTCTTTGCCATAAGTAAAACCCCATTGAATACCTTTGATGTGGCATTTGAAGCAAATAGAACCCCTTCTAGGGAGTTCTGCCTCCATAAAAGTCGATAGGCAGTCCAAGCAGCGAAATTCTTCCATAACTATTAAGACAATTCGTTACTAAGTACTAGACGTCGTATTAAAAGAACCAATCCGTGCATTCTGTGGCTTAATGTCTCGAATAATGTACTTCTCCCACCANCCCATCGTGTTCTTCATTGGAGAATCCTCAGCACGATATTCAGGCAACCAAACATACTTCAACATCTGATTNGTAATCGCCAAAGACATCACCCGGTCATCATGTGGNGAACCGTGCATCTTGCCGTTGGCTTCACGCACAAAGGTGCGTAGTTCAGCCATCGTCTTCCCATCATACAAAGAAAGACTCTCGTCACGAATAGCAGCATTCAATTCGTCAATAGCCAAAGGCTTTGACACAGCAGTAGTTCTCCAACCCATCGTCTCACTAATCTGTGGATTCCGATGGTTCATCTTTCGCTGACGAAAGATGTTCCTGTAGCCAGACCTCTGCAAACCC